GATCAAGTTCAGCAATGTCTCTAAAGTCCTCTTGCTGTTCTGCTTTAACAACATCATTAGACTTTGACTCTTCTTCTTTAATAATTTCCTGGCTTTCAGGTAAATTAAGTAATTCTTCTAGTTTCTTAGTCATTTTGGTTTTCCATTATGTGCTACTATTATTTATCCTATTTTCTCTTGCCTGAGTGAAAAATGTCTTTTTCGGTTATAACTCTAAAGAAGATTTTCTTCTGTTTACACCAAGCTCTAGCGGCTTCCCATTTGGCAACATTTTGGATATACTGTGCTTGACGCCATTTATCACGCCCAACATTCTCTTTCATAGTTTGGTTATCAGGCTTAACTTCAATTAGTTCAACGTGCGGTCTACCGTTTTTATCGCTGTACTGTATTAAGAAATCTGGTACATAAACTGTATGCTTACCTGTTAATGGATTTCTATAAGGTATCTTAACACTTTCACTTGCCCATTTACTAACACTAGGACTCTCGTCGCAGAATTTCATAAATGCAAATTCCCAACTACTTCTATATAAAGGTGTTTTTGTACCTAAGTATTTTTCGGGGTACTTTAATGTATACCGACCCTGAGCAAACTTACCCATAGCATTATACCACTATGTTTCTAGTTTCTAATTTATTAGTTGCTTGGTCTACTTTGTAACCTAGTGTACTTATTTTTGATCTATTGTAATTTAAGATTTCTGTAATTACTGTACTTAATTGTACTTCGTCAAACCCACCAAGTGTATCTATTAGCTCAAAGATTTTTACATTATCCATCTTTGCTTGTTGCATAACAATAGTTGCAACACTATTTGCACTAACTTCATCAAAGCCTCTTTTACGAAAGAAAGCTACAGTTGCATCAACTTCATTACTTGAAAATTCAAACGGCTCTGTATAGTATTGATTAAAGAATTGTTTTACTTTAGTTGCACTATCTCCCGCCTTAGCTGGAAGGTTACCATATAAATTAGTTGGTGTACTATTTTTGTTAGTTGATGTGTTATCGCCCATAAATTAATCCTATGTAAACAGAGTACTACCAAGAGAACTACTGTTGGCATTTGAAATAGCTTTTTCTCTTGCCGCTTTTTTATCTTCAAACGTTTGTGCTTCATAAGCCGCACTAATAATTTCAGGTAATGGTGATCCGCCGTTATTGATGTGGTCTTTCTTAAAGAAAGTACTTTTAGCTACATCGTCAGCCGCACCTGGATTACCTTTTAAGAAGTTAGTAACACTACTTATTGGATTACCAATCTTACCAGTAGCAACTCCGGCTAGTGTTGTTAAGCCTGCAACTGTAGCAATAGTGCTAAAGCTACCACCTGAACCACCTGACTTAGGAAATGCAAGATTTGCTACACCACTAACATCAATGCCGGTTGCTTTACCAATTTGGTCTTTTAATATTCCAAACCCTTCTTGACGTAAACCTTCTTTACCTAAACTCTTAGGATTCTGTGTTATGCTAGTTGCTTTTAATACTGTACCTAAAAAGTTTGTTGGACTGCTAAATGCCGCTCCACTACTAATATCTCCAAATACATCAGCAACGCCTCCTGCAATACCACCAACACCAAACACACTTGCAGTTCCGCCACCGCCTAATGAATTAGGACTTGGTACTTGGTCGTAATGTCCACTAGCACTACCAAAGCTCTTAGGTGCTGATCCATCTTTAACTGGACCTCTTGCGTACCATACAGTTTCGTATTGTACAGTCATGTTGTTTGCTACTGCGTCACTTGAACTGTTGTCCATAGTGTCGTGTCCCCATTCACTAATAAGAGGATTAACTAATGTAAACGCTGTGTAGCGTTTTCTTGACATTTGATAAATTTGAATACTTTCAAAAAACGGTTTAAGAGAATCGTTATCCATACCGTATCTAAAATTGTTTGCCGCTTCACCTTGATAACTAGAGCCTCTGTTGTATGCCGCATTAGAAGTATTAGGATTTGAACTTCCGTCTACAGCCGCATAATTGCCGTCTCTAAAATAATATCTATAGTACGCTTCCCACATAGCAGTTGTTTGACCAAAGTTGTCATCGTGGAATACAATGTTAATAGGATCGTAATCTAATCTTGTTTGTAAATTTCTTTTCTTATTGTATTGATGCTTTAGTGTTGTTGCAATTTGATACTTAGGTAAGTCAACACTTTTAACAAGCATATTAATTTCTTGTGTTTTTAATTGAGGAATTAATTGTACTGCTTCAGGATTTAAATTAAAACTTACGTGATAAAGAAATTTACTTTTAGGACTTAGTCTGTGTGCGTCATCAACATATAGTCGAGCCGCGTGTGCTTGGTCGCCTAAGTTACCTTTAGGACTTAATGCTCCACTTACTAAATTATCTAAAAACCCGTTAAGTTTATTTGCCATTGTTAAGTTGTTCCTTTAAATGCTTAACTTCAATTTCAAGTTCTCTTATTTGAAGTTCCATATCGCGTACTCTAACTACCGTGTCAGCTACTGCTGGTGGTGGTTGAAAATCTTGTACCCATTTATAAGCAAACTCTAACTTGGTTCTGTCTTGTTGCTCTTTAAGTTCTAAGAAAGCTATTCTTTCAATAACACCAAAGTACGCCCATACTGCAACCGCAGTACCTGCAATTAATCCAAGTAGAGATTTTAACGGAATCGCTAGTTCAGTATTTTCATTAAGTTTTGTAGCCATCGTTACTCTCCTGCATTAATATTTATCCTAATAAGATAAGTGCGTACAGAATGAAAAAGGATGCCAAAATTAATTGACACCCTTTTAAAGTTTCAGGAAATATTATTAACTATTAACTTGCGCCGCCGCCTGTAATAGCTGTGTTAACTGTACGTCCGATTGCTGTTCCTACGCCCGTTCCTTGTGGACTTTGAATAGCGTTATCGTAGCGTATTGCTAGTGCAACAGTTACTGGATCGTTAGTAGAGTAAGACAAGCTATTGTAGTTTGCTGACTCTAAGTAACAACCATACAATTCAAATGTCTCTAGTACACTTGCTGTATTAGCACCGTTACCACCGTCTAATATTTCAATTCTTGTAACGAATTTGTAATCGCTACCTGACGCCGCCGAACTTTGTTCGAAGAAGTCAAATTGTTTCTGTAGTTGCTCGCCAACAAGTTTCTGTACGTTGTTACTAACATCTTCACGTAAGTTAAGTGTAATTGGTTCCCAAGTATGTTTACCTGCTAGGTACACACGTGAGTTATACACATCTACTGTGATCTGTTCGAAACTAACGTTTGGTCTTGTTACGTCTACAACCTGTTTAGTTAGTTCTGTTGTTGGTGTTGATACTCCAAAATTTTCAAGACTCACTCTAAAGCGGTATTGTAGTTTCGGCATCAACAAACCTTGGTTACTAGCTGAAGAGCTAGAATCCAAAGGTACTGTAATTTTGCTTAGTGTTGAAATTGCCATTATAATATCTCCTGCTTGTAAGTATTTATCATATTAAAGCCCTGCTATCTCACCAGTGTTTTTAAGTCTTAATGGAATGTAAATAAACTCCACAGCTTTCACTGGTTCAATTGCTATATCTAAGTAAAGCTCATTTCTATCAATTCTTGTTGGAGTATTGTTACTTTCGTCACATACTACTAAGAAGTCATATAATGCTCTTTGTCCTACTAGCTCTAATAGTAAACTATCTGCCTGTGCTTTAATCTCATCACGTGTGATTTTGTCATTTGGCTCAAAGATATAAGGTTTAGCAAGTTTGTTAAACTGCGAACGTAAGTAAATTACTAGTCTTGCAACGTTGATTCTGTCTAAAGCACTAGCATTTTTAGCTCTTGTCTTTTGACCAAAGTTAACAAGTCCTGCACCACTTAAGAACGTTACAGGGTTAATAGCATTACCGTATAATGTATCACGCTGTCCTTCGTTAAGTGCTACGCTTTGGAATTCACCTTCGCTTGTAATGTATCCTGCACTTGAAGCATTTGTAATTCCACCACGTCTTGTTCCTGCTGGAGCAAACCATGGAAACGATACTTGATCGCTTAATGCCATTGTTCTTAGGATACCGTGACTTGCTGGAACAACTACGTTGTTACCTGCGTTATCACTTGTGAATAAACTTGGATAAAACACACCTAAGTATTCGTCACTTGTTACTAATCCATTGTCGTTATCTTCAACAGCACCGT